ACTTTCTACAAGATGAACACCCTGGTTGTGCAATAAGATTAAACGCATCACTAACGGTAATTGCGGTAACCACTTGGTAATATTCAATGTCCGCAGGGAAATTATAATTGTTTTGAGTTGACCCCGAACTTAATTGATATATCTGAGTTGATTCTGTTGTCTGTGAAGTTGCATATTTGATAGTGATTGAACCAACACCTGGTTGTAATGTAGTACCACTAATACCCGTTTCAGATTGTGTATTGGAACTAAACGTATAGTTCTTGTCCGTACTATTTTCAGGATTAACAAAAGATAATAGAGTACCCGCCTCAAATGGTGATTGTGATAATACTGTTAGAGTGTTATCATAGTGTTTAACCGTGGCGTTAGATGGGTTATCAAAACTTACAGAAATTCTATTGAGACCATCAAAGTATTTTTTTCTACTATTAAATTGGTTAACTCTCTGAGCCATTGGTAATGATGTACCATAAGCAAAATACTTATCATTTTTAGCGTCAGGTAATCTTAATTCTGTTGATTCGGTAGATTTGTACTGTCCCAATTTTTGAGACCTGACAATTCTTGAACCAACAGCTTCAGATAGTGCCAATGATTGTACTGCTCTATTATCTTCAGATGGTTGACCATCTTCATCCCCACCTTCAACATTTAAAAACTTGAGGTATCCTTCTGAAATGTTTTCATAATAAAGTGCCGGATTTGCCAATGGTGATAAAAGTGAAGTACCCCCACCTTCAGAATCACCAGCAATTGTATCACCGGGTTTACAATCACAACCTTGACACTCAGGGTATGTTAACATCGGTAAATTAAACGCCCCAAATTTAAATCTTGTAATACTTCTAAACTTAACTGTAAATGTAATAGCCAATGAAGCCGCCAACGCACCTAACCCTAAGAATATCAAAGATGGTGGTGGGAATATAAATGCCGCAACAAAGAACGCATAAGATAAAAACGATAACAACCCAATAAACGCAACTGTGATTGGAACCGCAAGATTATTCCACAAGAATGCTATGATGTGGTAAATAACAAGTAATGGTGGAAATACTAATTGGAATAGTTGGAATATTATTGAGAATAAGAAATACAATACATCAAAGTTCTTGACCGCATCGTTTACAGGGAACTTGTTGTTAACATTAATACATCCGTTGTCATCAATATCTTTTACACCAATAAACTTACTTCTACCATCACCTCGTTTGTATTGGTCAATTAAACTTGAAACTGTGAATACCTTGTTGTATTCAAGTTCGTAGAAAGTATCAATACAATTAATAGCGTTGTATAGTTTTTCATTTTCAATACTTGTTGTACTGGCATCGGTATATCCTGACCAATCAACACCAAAATAATATGAACTTTTTAAGTCTTTAAATAATAAAGGATTTGAATTGTAAATTGGGTCAATTGTTGATATCTGCCAACCATATTCTCTAATGTTTGGAACCAAGTAATATGGTCTTCTAATTTGTTCTGTAGAGTTTGGTGATTGTTGCCATTTAATTTTGAATCTGTACTTACCCTTTGTTGGAATACCTACTGATGGGTCATTAGAAAAGATTCGTGTACCATCTTCAGATGTTGTGATGTAATCCAAATTCATTGGGACTTCTACAACCCACGTACCATCACCATCAATAACATTTCCCGAGTTTTCTATTCTATATTCCTCAAGAATTGGTCTACCCTCACTGTCTTGATTAATTGTTTGTCTAACGGCAAGAATTTGACCGGGACCTGCAATGTTTGTACATAAACTACCCGTGTTATCTTTTGGTTTACAACCTCTACCTAATACACTTGGAGGTCCATCAGTTCTACTTGACGGTGCCCCTACTCTAAATTCATCAGGACTTGAAAACATTGAACCCATGAAAATTGCCGTTGGTTCAATATCAATATTGGCTTCTTCACGTAAATCAAAATCTACACGATTAACCTCGGCTTGACATAAACTTGGGTCCCCCCAAAATGGATTGACTTCAAAGGTCTTTGTTAATGAAACAATCTGTGGTAGACTCTCAAGGTTTGTAGATGTATTAAACCTATCACCAGCAACTTGTGCCTCCGTCGCCCTACCCATTCTAATCAAGTCTTGAGGTGTTAGTGAGAACTCACCAATATCACTCAAGTCCAAGTCCATTACAATGGTTTGTTGTCCAAGTGGTACACCAAAAATCATGTAGTCACCACTCTCGTTAGTCTTAACAGTGTATTTGTAATACCTGTCATATACACTAACCAATGTTGGGTCTTTTAAAACCTCTTCTCTTGTTGGAAAAGTTCCAACCACGGCATGTTTTGTGTATGAAGGAACACTCGGTAATAAATTAAATCTTATACCATTGGTGTCTCTATCGTTTGGTTGTGTATATGGATAGACCGCAACAATTTCTTCATTTATTGCGTCTGTTTCCGTAATTGGGACAAATATTGAAACTTTAACATTTGGTATTCCCAATCCACCATTGGCAATCACACGACCAACAACTACACCGTAATCGGCACAGTTTCGTGTGTAAACATCATTCTGTGAAATTTGTAATGAAAGGATTTCTAAAAACTCAAAATCCTGTTCAAGTTGAAATGAAATGTTCTTGTCTACACCAACGTCCGTTCTTATCCTATATGATTTTCCCATCTAAGGTTTTTATGATAAATAGTTATTTGGATTTTTTTCCAAGAAAAAACCCACTCAATCTAAAAATATACCTTAGGGTCTAATTAAATAAAGATGTTATGAAAAAGAAACATTTTGGAAGTTTCTAACTCTAACCTTAATATCCTTCTGAGGGTATCTAACTTGATACACTTGGTTTGGTTGTGCAAACAAAGTATCATCAACAGGACGAATAATTTTAAGTTCAGGGTCTGAATATTGCATTGAAGTTTCCGCTGAAGAGTATTGTCCCCCAACCTTGTTATCAATCACAATATCTGCAACAGTTATTACACCATTTTGATTCTGTACAATACTTCTAAGTTCAGACAAATAAACGTTTTGACCTAACTGTCTAAATTGGGGGTCAAAGTACGTTGAGATTTTATTAACAATATCACTGATGATTTGTCCTGAGTTTTGTGTTGCATCCAACACAACAGAAATATCAATACCTAAGTCAATAACCTCAGCAGTTGTTACTTGGATGTAGTCGTTCATCATCCTGTAATTTGACAAATAATTCGCAACATTTTGTTTCAAAGTATTTGACACAATACTTGTTAATTTTCCTGAAGTATCATAAGACAACATAGATATAATAATCTTGTTGTTATTTTCTGTGATGGCAACTTTAGCCGGTGCACCGAACTCGGCTGGCATGTTTCTAAGTAATGAATCATAATCATTAACAGTAACTGCACGATTCTGAGCAGCAAAGTTAAATGTTACGTAGTTTCTTACCTCTTCAACATTTGGTGAATTTGCCCCACCAATAGCTGCTGTTACGTTTGTACATCTTAGCGAGTTTATTACCGAACTATTAATTGTTTGTGAAGGACCATTAACAAAGAATGATACCGTTCCAACCTGATTAATTACGTTGGTACCTAAGTTTGTTGCTAAACCACCACCAACTCTATATTGAACAAATAATGTTGCGTTTGATGTTAATGTTGAACCTAACGAGAAATTGTTAGTTATATTTTGTAATGTGATTGGAAACCCAAGATTTGTGAAAATATTAAGTTGGTCCTGAGCAGATGTTGTACCACCACCAAAAGTCATTTTACTAAAACCTTCAGGTGTGAATTCTGAAATAAAACGGTTGTTAGTTTGAATATATCTACCAACTTTTACACCGGGTTGGTCAGATACTTTTGTTGGGTCTTCAATAAAGATTCTGTCCTCAGCTAAAGCATCCACTTCAAACCATCTATTTTCAACACCCAAGAATTCCGCAGATGTTGGTACGTTTGTATAATTGGTACCGTTCTTTAATAATACACTTGTAATACCTAATACGTTTTTATCAGGTAAAAACATTTCAAAGAATGGTTTAACGTCGGCAGGAGTTATAACTCTTTTAAACACTTTAGTAATACCATTAACAACCAATTCTCGTTTTGTAATGGTATAGTTAACTAAATTACCAGCGGCATCAAAGTTAGGTATTTTTAATCTGTTTGGGAAACCGGCATAATTGTATGGTGATGAAAAATCAATGTCATATTGGTTTTCAAAAACTATACCCGCTCCAAATATCTGTGAACCTCTGTTTAAAATACCCAAGTATCTTTCATCTTCTTTGTCACCAAAAGCCGGTACTGTAATTGAGAAATCAACTAAAGATACAGAAGGTCTTTGTCCTGGTATTTTTAATCCATAAGTTCTGGCAATGTTGTAGATTGATGACCTTTGTTGTGCATATTGTAATACAGTTTCTTGGATACTTCTGTCAATGTGGTAATGTAAATTGTCCGCAACCGCAGCATTCAAATCCAAGAATACCGAGAAAACTGAAGCGTCGTTGAAATCTTGGATTAATTCAGGGTAGTAAGTACGAACGTAGTTTTGTAACTCTACACGTATACCCTCATAATCTCTAACTGTGTATGAAATTCTATTGTTAGCCATCTATGTTAAATATTGATAATGACGAAATCACTTTGAGCAAAGGCTAAATTATCTACGGTATAGTCAATCCTAACCTTTGCAGTATATTCGGAAGTACCTTTTCCCGGTACTCTATAAACGTAGTCTCTTGCAGTACCAGGAATTTGAGTACCTTTCGCCAATGGTACTTCTTCTAATGGGTCGGCCGGTTCTATGGTTATCTTATTTAATAACAAGTTTGGCATAAATCTTTGTACAGAATCCCTAATATCCGCTTCAATTGCATCAAATGTCAAACCGTCATATGGTTCAAAGATATATTCATAAAGTCTTGTACCAAAATCAGGTAAAAAATATCTACTACCTTTTCTAGTCAATAATAGGTGAAGTAAATCACTTCTTATTTGTTGATACTGCGTTTCCGTAAGAGCCAAATAGTCTCCTTGAGTTGAGTCAACAAATGGAAATTCTAAACCATATGTAATTCCTTCTGCCATATCCTATAAATATACCTTCATTTTTTTTATAAGAAATGAAAAAACCCAACATACTAATGCTGGGTTTTTCATTCATTAACTATGTTTTTTGACCTTTATGCCTCACAAGCCACACATTGTAGGTCATTTAAATTCAACTTCTTTCTTGCGAAAGCTTGTGCTGAGTTCATTGAATGTTGGTAATACAATGTCTTAACACCCAATTGCCATGCGTCTATCAAAAGTTTGTTTACATCTTTTGTTGGTAAGTCAGGTGAAACCATAAGATTCAAAGACTGAGCTTGGTCAATATAATCTTGTCTTACCGCAGCTTGGTTGATAATGGATGCTTGGTTAATTTCAGCAAAAGTTCTAAAAACTTGTTTTTGTTCTTCAGTTAGGAATTCCAAATGTTGAACTGAACCGTCTTGTTTTTTGATACTATCCCAAGTAGACTTATTGTCTTTTCCAAGTTCAGATAACAATTTTTTCAAAACAGGATTCTTAATGGTTACTTTAAGTTTTGCAACGTCTTTAACATAACAGTTAGACCAAATAGGTTCAATTGATTGTGAAACCTGACCAAGAATAAATGCCGATGAAGTTGTTGGTGCAATAGCATTTAAAGTAACATTTCTTCTACCATAACCCTTAAGAGTTTCAGGTTCACCGAACATTTCTGCAAGTTCTGCAGATGCTTTATATGACTTGTCTTTAATAAGTTTAAAGACTTCAACATTCAATCTTGCAGTTTCACGACTATCAAATGGAAGACCTTTAGACTGAAGTAATGAGTGCCAACCCAAAACACCAAGACCCAAAGCTCTTTGTCTTACTGCGAAATTATAAGCTTTCTCAAGATAGAAGAATGCTCTTTTACCTTCTAAAGTACCATTATGTCTTAGACTATCAATTTTGGTAATAAACTCACTAACCACAGCATCCAAGAAATATACCATGATTTCAACTGCGTCAGTGTCTTTCCATTCGTCATAGTGTAAAAGATTCATTGATGATAAAACACAAACGAATGATTCTTCCTCAGAGTTATGAAGTGCAATTTCAGAACAAAGATTTGAGTTGTAAATCTTCATATCTTTATCTTTGTAAACTTCAGGAGCCTTATTGTTCATAGTATCGGTGAACATGATATAAGGATATCCAATTTCACCTCTACGTTGAATTACTTTAGCCCAAATAGCTCTCTTCTCTTTATCACCATTAACCATCGCTTCCATAAACTCATCCGTTACGGTAACTGCGTGTGTTAAATCTTGAATTGGGAAACCTTCGGTACCAATTTCCAAGAACTCCATGATGTCAGGATGTTCCAATGGTAGATAAGGTGAGAATCTACCTCTACGTGTTGAACCTTGAGAGATGTTATCAACAACACTTTGGAACAAGTTCATGAAGTGAACTGCTCCTGGTGCGTGTCCGTTATCAGTAATTTCAGCACCACGACCTCTAAGATTACCAAAATAACCTGAGGTACCGCCACCCATCTTACTCATCTCACCAACTTCTGCCTGAGTGTATAAAATTGATTCAATATTGTCACCAACATTAGAACCAAAACAACTAACAGGTAGTCCTCGTTTTTTACCAAAGTTTGCCCAAACGGGTGAAGATAGTGAATACCATCCTTTACCCATATAGTCATAAAATTTTTCTGCGAACCCATCAATACCTAATAGTTTTTCAGCGTGTTCAGCAATTGTTTTAATTCTCTCAATTGGTTCTTCACCTTCACTGAGATATCCTCTACGAAGGAATGTTATTGACTCGTCGTTAATCCAATCAAAAGGTTTTCTATTTTCCATATTATTATTTACAGTTTTTTAAATTAAAATAAATCGTTCAAAGTAATTGACTTAGATTTTTTACTATAGTTGATACTACGCTTATTAAAGAAGTCAGTATGTTTTGTTGTTAGAATCTCATCATCAAACCACTCGGTAGTTTCCAAAACTTTCGTATTCACAGTAAACACATCATCAATTCCAATAGAATTCAATGATAGGTTAAAACGATGTTTAATAAACTCCATAGTCTGTTCTTTAGTCAAAAAGTCCAAATCACCATTTTCAAAAATCCAATCAACAATTTCGGACTCAGCTTCAAAAGCTTCAACCGTAGAATTAATTAAATCTTGAACCAATTCTTCAGTCCACCAAGAAGGGTTTTCTTTTTTAATTAAATTAACTAAATCAAAACCAAATTCTGCGTGAATCTTCTCTTCTTTTGAAGTTGCTTCAACAGCATTACTAATACCCTTCAACATGTTTTTGTGTTTGTTGAATGACATGATAACCAAGAATTGTGAGAATAGTGATACATTTTCTACAAACATAGAAAATAAAACCACAGATTCAAAATAATCTTGATTCTCAATTGCCTTAGTATTTGAGATAGATTTCTCCAAGTACTTAATTCTTCTACGGATAGCAGGAACTTCTAAAAGATTTTCAAATTCTCGGTTAAGTCCCAATAATTGAATTAAATGTGAGTAAGCATCTGCGTGTCTTACTTCAGACTCTGCAAATGTTGCACCGACATTACCAATCTCAGGTTTAGGTAATTTTTTATAGATATCACCCCAAAATGTTTTAACCGCAACTTCAATTTGTGAAATCGCCAACATCGCTCTTTGTACTGCAGATTTTTCTTTTTCGTTCAAATGAACTTTAAAATCTTGGATATCAGATGTGAAATTAAACTCAGTGTGAACCCAATAAGAGTGACGAATAGCGTCAACATATTCCACCAAATCAGGATACTCATAAGGTTTTAGATTAACTCTCTTTAAGAAGATATTTGGTCTGTGTTTAGAACGATAAATAATGTATTCTTTTGCCACATCATTTAATCCATTGTCCATCAATTTATTCTCAACCATATCGTGAATTTCATCAACATGGGGAATACGATTTTTATCACTTCTGAAGATACTCTTCTTAGTTAATCTAGCAATTTTGTCAGCAATTTCTTCATCAACTTTGTTGATTCCTTTCATAGCCATCATAATCGCCCTTTTAATTTTCTCAGATTCAAATGGTACTTTATCACCACTTCTTTTAATGACATATTGTGTGTCAATTTGAGTTAATTCAGTTGAATTGTCCATACCTGTTATTTTTATAATTTTTGATTTTAGTAATTATTAATTGATTGAACTCAGCTAGGTTGTTGCTGTTGTTCTCTTTGTTTTCTTTTCTCAAGAAGTTCTTTAACTCGGTTTTTCTGTTTCTCTTCTTGTTGTTCTTCAAATCCTAAGAATGTTGTTGACGATTCTGTGTCAATCTCAATAAGTTCGTTATCAAACTTACAGTTTTCAAACACGATACCATCTGAACCAATACGTGATTTTGTAATCGCAATTGTTGCCAATTTCATCTCTTTTTGTTGGAGAGTTTTTGCAACTGAGATAATCACGTGTCCAACCTGAGCCTTCTTGATTGAACCCCCCATTTGGTCGGTAGTTACAACTTCAGATGAGATTGATGAACGGTTACCTTGAGTTGCGGTCCAACCTACAAGATTCATTTCGTGGCACATTGCCTCAAAGTGTCTCATAACTGAACCTTCAGCTTTCCATTCATCATTTCTAGTGTTCTCAGGAACAACACAATCAATGTAATCCAAAGTAACCATATCAATAGGGTTACCATCGGCAACCATTTTTCTGATTTGGTTTTTAATCTCATTCATTGTAACAGTATCGGATGGTAACTTTTTCAAGATAAGTTTGTTGGGCATCGTGTTTTTGATTTCCTCAACTTTATCAATTACCAAATCCTTCTCTAACGCTAATTTGTCGGGTTCAATACCAGTCCAAATTGTGAAGTGTTTTCTTTGAATGATTTTTGGATTGTCTTCAAAAAATATTTGAAGAACATTATAACCCAAGTTAAATGCGGTATTTGCTATCTTTGTCAACACGGTTGTTTTACCTACTCCTGTTGGCGCTAAGATAACACCAATTTCTCCTTTTGCCAAGCCACCTTTCATAAGTCTGTCAATTCCTGCAATTCCCATAGGAATCGGATGTCTAAAGTCATCATTAAGAACTTCATCTAACCCTGAAAAGATGTCTGTAACACCGCCTTCACGGATACCCACTTGAAGGGCGTTTCTTACCAAACCTTCAACGGTATCGTAAGATTCAAAATCACCTTGGTCAATGATTTTTTGTGCTTTGTTCATGACCTTTTGAAGTTCCTGTTGTTTACAGAATTTCAATGCCTTTTCTTGAACAAAGACACTCCCTTCAAATGGCGCGTCTTGTACTTGTTTTAAAGTGTCCAACACAATCTTCAATGCCAGTTCAACCGATATTTCCGCCTTGGCAATTTGGTCCAAGGTTTCAAAACCAGGTGTTGATTGATACTTTTGGTAATACTCTCTTACCATTTGTATAATCAACTTGAAGTATTTGTTGTCAAAATAACTGGGTTCTAATACATCAATAATGGATTGTGCGAACTCTTTATCTACTATAATTTGGTTGAGTAATTGTATTTGAAATGTGTTTCCGAGATAGTCAAAATTCTTCGTCATAGAGCCGCGTGTATCAATTAAATATTACCGACTTAGGTCATAACTCATGTAGGTATGAGTTAAATTTTCACCTGAAAAAATGTCAGTCAAACCTTTCAAAATGTTTTTAAGGCTGGGACGTACATCAACCGTATATCTTACTTTTGGTGGGTATAATTTGGCGTCAAAAATTCTATGTAAAATAATTTCATCGGAAATTTTGACATACAAATTAAAGTACTCAGGACCCTCTGTGTTTGATGTGTTAAGGATGTCTGGGTCATCAAAGATGGCATCTTGGTTGTCCATCAGATACATAACCGTTTTCATCTTCAAATCGTTTGACAACACTTCCTCAATGTGTTTAAGAAAATCAGTCAACTCAACAGACCTGCGGGCTGAAGGGTTGTAGTTCTTGACATTGTAGAAACGTTGAACCACGATGTTGTTGTTCAAAGTCAGGAGGAACTCCATTTTAACAATTGCTTCTTCTTTCATAATTTAAATGTTTGATTGTTTGTATTTGCGTTTTTCTTTTCTTGTGAGTTTTGTAAAAGGTTTCATAAAATTAACAAAGGCATCATCGTCTTTTGGAAGGTATTTGAAAAAACCATCCTCCATCATAAGACGGATTAAGTTTTTATTATCCCTTCCTTCAGGGTCTAATGTTTCTGAATAGTAGAGGGTGACAATCTCTTTCGCTTCCTCAGAGATGATGGGATTTTTAAGGTCCACAATTCGTGAATTGATTTCATAGAAATCAGAACCAAATTCTCCTTTTTTTGTTTTTCCATTTTTAATATTTTGTAGTACAACTTCTTTTCTATTTTCGGAAATTAAAATATTTGTCTTATCCAAAATATCATCAATTGTTACCAATTTATCAAGGACCTCAGGAAAAAATTTGATAAAAGTCTTTTCACCAAGTCTATCAATACCAAAAATATTGTCAGACTTGTCACCCAAAAAAACTTTTGTAATAAAGACATTTTGATGAGGAATATGGGACTCACCAAACTTTATCTTATCACCAAAATTATAACTGATTTTCTTGATTGGAGAGTAAATGGAAGTACTCTCCGAAATGATTTGTAGAAGGTCACGGTCTGATGAAAAAACTACCTTATCTTCATCATTAGCAATTGAACAATAATAGGCAATTAAATCATCAGACTCGTTTTCTTCCATTTCAACCTGACGAACAAAAGACTCCTCAAGGTATTGTTTCACCCTTGATTTCTGAAAGTGATATGACTCAAGTTTGGACTCGGTCATATCATTTCTTCGGTTTAATTTGTAGTCAGGATATAACTCACGTCTTGCCCGTGAGTTGTTTTTGCCGTCCCAAAAGACGATAACTTTGTCAAACTCGTTATCTTCCAATTGGCGACGAATGGTGTTGAGGAAGTGAAATACCCCTCCGATGTGCTCGCCTTCCACGAAAAAGTCTTTGACTCCATGGAATCCGATTTTGAATAGATTATCTCCATCAACTAGTAGGGTTTTCACAAAGGTTACGTTTATTCGGTTGGTTCCTTTTCTTCCTTCAACACAAAATCACCGTCCGACCCGATTATTTGTTTCCAATAATCAGAGTACTCTTTCTTGTAAGTTTCAATGGACGCCTTCTCTTCAGTAGTGTCCTTACCTGCCAAGAAACCATGGGGGGTGACAATAATCTTACCATCTTCATAACCCAAACCATTAATGTGGTTTTTCATTACGGAGATTTTGGTACGAGTCGCAAACTTCACAGTTCGCTTGTCTTTTGTCGCAGTAATCTTTGTAGTGCCAGCACCTTTTTGATTACCAAACAAAAAGACCAATGATGAGTTAAGCCAAACTGATTCACCACCTTTAGCCTTAATTTTAGGCTGACCGAATGGATTATCAGGAAGTTCAACCCAAGGTTGATTCACAATGATTAGGGTATTCTCAAATTTAGAATCAGCCTTTCTTGAACCTGAGATACGTTGGTTAATACCCATACCAATTTTATCCGACAATACTGAGGCATTGTGTTGTTTACCACCTTTACCGTCATATGTCATTTTACATGGTACAGAACCAACAGAATCCCATAGAAAACACAATGAATAATCCAACTCACCTTTTTCTTGTGCGTCCAACAATTCATTAATGTAATCCGTAATCTGTTCAATATAGTCAAAGTTGTTGTTAAAGATGAAGAATCCGTCCCAATCTAATTCTCCTGTCTCTGAATCAACAACTTCTTCACACTGCAGTCCCATCAACCGCGAGTGCTCAAAACTCCACTTCTGTTCAGTAATAATGAACACAGGTAGAATTTCTTTTTTCTGAGCATCAACCGCTGTCTTAATCATTGCAGTTGTCTTACCAGTATCTGAGTGACCCAAGAACATATTGATATGTCCAATAGCCGGACCCGGTAAACCAACCGCATCTAAGAAATCAGAACCACAATCAAAAAAACGTTGTGGTTTGTATTTTGCTGAAGTTGAGAACTTCTTCTTCAGCGAATTGAAGTCATTTTTTTTAATTGCCATAATTGTATCTGTAGAATTCTTTTAGAGTTTCTAACTTATCTTTTGCGTTTGCAAGTTTTTCAACAAACTTATCCATCTCTTCCAAATGTTGGGGATGTTCTCCAATACCAACAGCATTTTCCATATACACCATCAGAGTTGCTTCTGATTCGGCAATCTCACTTTCATACTTCTTGGTGAGGGATTCGTACATTAATTGTCTAATTTTCATTATCTATTTGTGTTTTTTATTTAAAAAGAAGAGCATGAACACTATGTCTATGTAAGTGTCCATGCTCATTAATATTAGAATGGTAGGTCTTCGTCAGGTTCTGAGTTAGCCTGTGGGTCACTGTAAGGAACTGCCGCTTTTCCACCACCGAAAGATTCGGTATTTTGTTCGTCATTTCCATAAACATAACCACCCTTATCACTATCCCAACGTGGAACTTCACCACGAGCAATCGCTTCAAGATACTCAACAGGTTTCTTGGAGTATACATCCAACCATGTCATTTCATCTTCAACCCATTCTTTCATCAACTTAGAGTCTTCATGAATTGTTGTAGGGTCATCATACATAATGGTTGATACTGTGGTGTATACAGCACCTTTAGGAGTTTTTTGTTTTGACAACTCAATGATAAGGTCACGACCCTTTTCAGAATCAGTAATATCACCCTTGTTTCTCCAAATAGGAATAATCTTGTCAAGGATACCTTCGTTCTTGTAGTTGTGTTTAAAACGCCAAAACTTAACACCATCTTCTTCATGGTCACGGTCAATAACTTTTACAATGTAAAACTTACGTGACTTGTATTGTTTTGCCAATTCTTTATCTGATTCCTTACCTGTGGACATCAACTCTTCATATACTTCATTCAATGGAGAACGCTCATTGTCATTCTTTCCTGGGTCATAGAATTTTTGCCATTTTCCACCAACTTGGATTTCGTGGTACCAAGCTTCTTTAAATGGAGAACTACCGTCCTTGGTGGGGAGGATACGAATCCTGCGAGTTCCCGAATTTGATTTTTCGTCCAAAATAAGAGCGAAGTATTTTTTCATTCGTTCTTCTTGTGACATACGGTTTTCACCGCCTGTGCTGTTTTTCTGTGCTTGTTCGTACTGTGCAAGTACTGCGTCTAATGATGATGTCATAATAGTTGTTAAAAATTAAAGTTTAGTACAAAGTTAGGGTTTTAGTTTCAAATAGTCAAATAATAAAAAAAAAGGTTGTGAGTGTTCACAACCTTTAATATAGTAAAGTTTTTTAAAAAATCAAAACTTAAAAGGACTTTCGTCGTTTTTGTCGGGTCTAAAAGTTGACTTGATTTCATTTGGGTTAATATCCTCAACTTCATCCGAAGTTAAAATATACTCATGTTTACCCGACTTTTCAAAGTCTTCTTTCTTATCGTCAAAAAAATCTGATAACTTTTGGTTAAACGGTCCTGAATCCAAACTTCTTAATTGTAATTTCTCTTGTGGAGTCTTTTCACGATACTTTTCAATTTTAGTTTCAATAGCATTTAATCTATCAATCAATTGGTCCATTTCACCCAACTTAGATTCTAAGTTTTGAATGTATCCAAATAAGTTACCAAAATATTCATCTTGCTTTTTTTCAATCTTTTCTTGAGATTTCACTAATTCAGTTACATCTAATTCTTGGGTTCCTCCCTCTCCTTCACTTGATTCACCTTCATCATCTAATTTTGTTACTTCGGCATCTGCCTCAACATCAATTTTAGCTGGTGGTCCTACGGGTGCCGCAGTTTCAGGTGCAACCGGTTCATCAACAGGAGCCGCGGGTTCTGCAGGTGGTAAATCACCTTCAGGTGCTACCTGTTCAGAAATATATCTGTTAATTTTATGATGTCTCTCAATTTCTTTGAGAATTTTCTTATCTATACTCATTGATTAACCATTTAATAAATTTTTTATTCCGTGAGATGTTTCTACTTTAACTCTACGATTTGCCATGTGTTGGTGTCCAGCTCTTTCAATTAAACCGTCTTTTTCACGAACAACATAACAATCACCGGTGTCTAGGTCACATACTTCAGTCATACCATTTCCCATGTCTTTTTGAGAAATTTTGGCTTGTTTACCTAAGTATTGATTCAATTTTGAATTTAGGTCCATAATATTTTTTATTATAAATATCTTATTACACACAATTATCAACAATTTGACCCTGTAATATTACATTCAACGTTTTGAGTTGTATATGGGTTATTATTTGTTACTTGTTTTAATGTTACTTTTTCACCGCCAGTTCCAGTAGGGTAACATTTACAACATGGGTCTGTTGATATTTGTTGCCACAAACTATATTCTACAATATCGTGATATTTGATTTGGTAGTTTGGACACTTAAACTGAGCAATAGACTTTGTTGTGACATAAGAATACCCTAAGATATCAACATTAAAATCAACATAATTATAATCTGACTTTAAGGATATTGTATTTAATGACTGTGAAATATCTTGTGGTGAAATAAAAGTACCAAATAATAAATTGGGGTTTGAAACATCTTTAGTTAGTTTGAAACTAACAATATTAATTGGTTGATATAATAAGTAGTTATCAACATTTAGAGATGCTACATATTCAGTTTGACTAAATGGTCTTGACCCAATAATTGTAAAGGTACCTTGTACTCGTCTATCTGAATTTGTACCTAAACTATCATTTACATATTCAATATTTAAACTGTAATTAGTACTTCCTTGTAACGATAATTCATCATTTGTGAGTTGTGATAATGTTGTTGTACTTGGTGTTGGTGTTGGAATTGGATTACCAGTTCCGGTTCCAACCCCTTGAACTACCACACTTGAAGGTGTTGGTGTTGGGCACGGAGGTGTTGCAGTAACAATATTACCTTGATTGGTTGTTGGGTTTGGTACTGGTCGTGGAGGTAAATAGATTGTTTTAATCGCTGGTTTTACATTATTTAATAAATCAACAGCAACCGCATAAGAAGCACTTAAGGTCAAATTCTGTGTTTCAGACACTTGTTTGTCATATGGCCAATTCTGTAAGTAATATTGAATCATTCCAACTTTTTTAATTTTTGGAATACTCGGCGCTATTTTATCTCTAACAAAT